GCCGTCACTATATCCAGCCTTAAAACCATCTTGAATATCTTGTTTAGATGCGTGAAAGAAACCTTCTGTAAACCCAGAATCGCGCAGAGCAGACCTTGTTTTCTTTGCAAGTTTAACACCAGCATCACCAATGATAGGAACAACGCCCATCATGTTTATCCCAGTTCCAACCATATCGCCTTGTCCATAGGCTCTTGATGCGTCCTCTAAGCCAAGAACGTCACCGACCACTGGCAAAAAGTCTGCTGCTGTTTCAACGCCTTCAGCGGCATTGAGAAGACCTTGACGGTATCCACCTCCCAAACCTGTCGCATCTACTGCATCGCGCATAAGATTGCTTAAAGCTGACCTGACTGTAGGTCTGGAGTTCTGCATAGTCTGAACACGAGGAGCAACCTGTGTTCTACCTTGCATAGAGTATTTTGTTCCCAGCTCCTGCTGCGCTACATTATTAAGAGCCGATGATCCTGCGCTTGGTCTGCGTTCAGCCATTCTGCATTCTCGCTATCTCAGAGTCAGACATATACCTCATGGCTCGGCGTTGAGCTTCGGCTCGCATTCTCTCGGCCTCGGCGCGTTGCCTGTCGCTGATGTCAGCCATCTTCTCTTGGTTGTTGAGCTGCTCGCCTACTGCCTGTGCGCTTGTCCTGTCTATCGTAGCGCCCGCCTGCTGAGCCTTAATCTGAGTCTCCATGCGCTTAGTCTCGGCGTTGAAGAAGTCAATCTGGTTATCAGCTTGATCGCCTTGCATCTGCGTTTGGAGCTTCTGAGCTTCTAGCTGTAGCTTCATCTGCTCGTTCTGTAGCTTGGCCTGCTCTATCTGCGCTCGTAGCATCTCGGCCTGAGCCTTCATCTGCTCAGCCTGCGCCAAGACCATGTTCGGATCTTGCTGTGGCTCGCCTTGCTGCTGCTGCGCCTCCATCAACTCTTCTTCGGTCATCTGGTCTTGAGGTATCAGGCCAGCCGCAATCATCTGTGCGCGTTTGCGGTCAGAGATTTGCTGAGCTGAGGCAGTGGCTACGTTGTCCAGCAGGACATCACCAGCGATCTGGAGGATGCTTGGATCAACCTTGGCAATCTCAATGATTGTCTCAATGGTCTCCTGTTGGCGGTTCTTGAAGCTCGCACCAGCCTTGACCTGTACGTCATAGTTACCGACCGACAGATCGTTCATGATCACCACATCGCCTGTCTGCTGGTCTATAACCTTCTGGTTGATGTCGGCAACGTCATAAGTGTTGTCTTCCTTCAGCAGCCTTACAGTACGCGCTGAGTCGTAGATCTCTGGGATAGCGGCTACCAAGATGCGACCAGTAGCACGAATACCGTACTCCAACGCTTTGAAGTATTTGATCGTAGAGTTGTCACCTTTGTTCTGTAGCGCATTGATTGCCACGCCAGATTGGTTCTGTGGATTGTCACCCATGTTGCTGGAGAACATACCAGAGGCGTAAGTAATCATGCCTCGCATAGCTTCAGACATTGTGCGTAGCGCTGGGTTGATCTGTGCGCCACCTTGCTGCTGAGGTACTTGCGGGAACTCAGGATCTACGTTGAAGAACTGAACCGGATCGTGGTTAGTGTTCAAGGTCTGTAGTGAAGACTCATGACCAGCAGCCTGACTCATTGTCATCCAATACTTAGAGCGTGGCGCAAGGCTAGTCTCGGCTACCTCACGGCTGACTGAGTAGTTCAAGACTCGCTGTGAGTCCATCAGCTTCTCTACAAGTCCCCAGAAGATCGTCTTGTTCTCAAAGATCTTGTAGTTAGCGTAGATAGGCACAACCGGAATCATGTTGAAGACTGTTTCTTTCTTCTCTTCAAGCCAATCACTAGCGTCAAATAACCGTGAACAGACCGACTTCTTGACACGCTTGCGCCTACGAACTTCTGTCACGCCAATGGACTCAAGCTCATCAGCTATCTTTTTGAAGTCATCATCAGCCTCATGAACCTGCCCATTGGACATCATGACTAGCTCGCGCTCTTCCTCTTCGCAGTACAGCAGCTCACCAATGACTACGACCTCAGCCTTATCATAGTAAGCCTCGCCATCACGGCCTTCATCAACTGACTCACCAGATGCTTCAGGCCAGCGCCTCTCATACTCATCCTTGCCAATCGCGTGAAGGACAAAGCAATAGCGGCTGTCTGACTTGTCTTGCTTCTCTGCCGCAGGATCAAACCATACACGGTCTATGGAGTTGCCAATCGGCTCAATGAATAGATCTTGGTCAAAGCTGTCCTGACTCACATACTTATGCACAACACGCCAAGCGCCAAAGCCAGTGGTCACCATGTTGCGAGCAGCGTGGTTGTAGACCTCACTGGCATCAGACATAGACTCAATGTTTCTAACAATGCCTGAGTAGGTGTTTGCTATGTCCTTGGTGCTGTTGCCGCCAGCAGGCGAGACAGAGACATCAAAGGACGCTTGGTCAATCTCGGAGCAGACCTGATCAATGATCGGATTCACCATGTCAAAGCTGTAGCGTGGAGACTTGCTCTCAGCAGCGTTGTTGTACCAGTACGGCTCCCATTGACCATCTCGCTTATCAACGAAGAGCGCAGCCTCACGAGCATTGTCGCGCAGGTCTTGGTCTGCTTCCTGAGATGCAGCTAGAAGGCCAGCAACGTACTCGTGGTCATCGTACTTGCTTGAGTCATAGACTTCTTCGCCGTACTCTTTCTTGGAGTCTTTCTCGTATTCGTAATCGTCTTTATCCATGATGCTTCCAGCCGCTGAAGTTGAGGACAACTTTCTGTTTGTTTAGTGCTTTAGGTGAGTGCAGCGACATCATCAGCGCATCACCCATGTTGGGACTCGGTAACCGATACGGAGGCTTAGCCATCTCCGCTTTGCTTAATATCTGTATCTTACCAGCATTGTTGCGTTTCAGCGGTATGCGGCAGACCTCAGCTCTGAGCTGATCCAGCACCGCTATCTCAGAGGACAGACTGATCATATCCTCTGGGTTCACATACTCGCCTTTCTCAACTGCGCGGTAGGTAGCCTCGAACCTATCTCTTAGCCGCCACCAGAACTGCGCTCGCTTGTTTCTAAAGGTCTCACGGTTAGTCTTGTTGCGCTCAGTGCCGCCGCTGGTGTACGGCATCTCTGGGTCTTCTGCTGCCTCTGAGCCTTTGAACATTGAGTAAGTGATACCGTTCTTGCCAGCCAGCGCCTGATCTACCTGACGCTTGAGAGAGACACCTAAGCCGTCCGCATCCCATAGGAAGTGGTCAGCGTTAGCTTTCAACGCCTTGTCTAGCGCCCAATCCATGCCTTCGCCAGCGTCACCTGTTACCATTTCACACACATCTAGGATCACGTTGCCGTGCCTAAGCACAAAGCCTTTGCTGTCGCCACCTTCATCCGATGGATCGTGAGACGCAATGATAGCGCCTTCAGCCTTCCAGCCGAGCTTTATGTGTGCATCTACTGCCGACAAGAACCACGGCACTGGAATGATTGAGTCTTCGTTCTCATCATACGTCTCGCCTTCCCAAACGTGAGAGTACAGAGAAGGAGACATATGCGCTTGATCATAGGCTCGCTCTTGCTCTAAGACCTCTGGGAACGCAGGATTGTCATTGTAGTTCATCCAGACAATCGTATGATGCTCATCCTCGTATACGCCATCACGCCGTAGCTCTTTCTCAAACGGCTTAACGAATCGTAGGAAGAATGGATCAGCGGCAGACCTTGGGTTAGCTGCCATCCAGATCTCTGAGCCTGCGGTTCTGAGCGTAGGAGTAAGAGCCTTGAGGCTGGCCTCGGATATTGTCTGAGCCTCGTCCACAAATACCCTGCTGAAGCCGTGATACGATTTTACACTCTCTGGCGAGCGAGCTAACCCGATATACTTGAACGCAGTCTCACCGCCGTAGCGGATCTCATTGCGTTGAACCTCAAAGCCTTTCAGCTCTAGCCGTTCTATCTCAGCACACAGCAGCGTGTGAATAGAATCATCAATGCTGGCTTGGAATTCACGAGCGCAGAGAGTCTTGATGCCTTGCGTCTGAGCTGCCAGTAGACACAGATCACCCATCGTCATGCTCTTCCCACTGCCTCTACCACCGATGCAGATCTTGTAGCGAGCTGGCTTCAAGAACGGAAGCATCTTCTTGGGTATCTGCATCTTAGGCATTATTCGTACTTCACAGTATTCTTTTTCTGCTTGGCCTTAGCCATTGCTATGGCGATTGCCTGATTCTGTGGCTTGCCTGCCGCCATCTCTGTCTTGATGTTCTTGGAGATGGTCTTTTTGCTCTTGCCTTTCTCTAGTGGCATTTCCAAATATCCTCTCAAAGTTTGCTTGGAATTCTTTCTGGCTCACGCTGTAAGGTCTTGGCCTTGATCCTTTGCTCACTCCATCACCTCTATCGTCCAGTGAGTATCAACGTCCATCTGGATAGGCTTGCCATCAGCGCCTGTATGTTCTGTACGGCTCTTCTCTGTCCAGCCTAGCGTCTGGCTGAGATAGAGCTTCAGGCTTGGGAAATCCTTATCAAGAATGGCCTTGTCACGCAGTGTCTTAGCAGCGAGTACACCATCCTTGTATCTGGCTCTGGTATAAGCGGTAAAAACTCGCTCATCTCTTTTGAAGATGTCTCGTAAGGTCTTGGAAGTTATAGAGAAATATTCAGCAAGTTGCTCCTGAGTCATTACCGGAGCAAGTTCTTTGATTTCTTCTATCTCTTCGTCTGTAAACACTCGTTCTGGTCTAGCCATTACAAGAAACCGTCCGCTTCTATTTCAATGATTGTCTGTGGAATGTCCAGCGCAGTCCTCAGCTCTCTACGAGCTATCGCTGCTACATACTCCTTGTGATCTTTATACCGAATCTTGCGGCCTTTGGCCTTATCTGTCTCATACATCACAATAGTAAAATCGTCAGCATCTACAGTCTTTTGAAGTAGATAGTGACGGTTTCTTGTA